GCTTGCGTGACTTTGCTTCAACAGCCTGTCTTAAGATTTGTACAGAAATCAACTTACCACCGTTACCTTCTAATGCTGCTGTATCATTTGCTGTGTAGCTTGATGATGAGCCAGTTAGTTGTGGTGTACGTGAATATGCTTGAGCAATTTTGAATGGGCTCAATGCTTCTTCACCAGCAGTTACGCTTGTAGCGGCTGCTGAAGTGTCAGTTAATGACTGTGCGTAACGAACACGTAATGTATGAATCTGACCCACTGGACCAGTCATTGGCTGAACGCCTACTAATTCGTTAGCGATAACAGTTGGCATAACACGACGAATTACTGGAAGAATAACGCGATTTAGAGTTGCGATATTACCAGCAGTAGTTGTGCCTGCAGTAGATTCTGCGAGCAACTGCTTGCGAGTGTTTTCTAGAATTACACCCATTGTTGAACGACGAGTTCCCTTTAGACCTTCTAACAGGGCATCTTTAGTCTCGTCCCAACGGCTTTCTAAGAGTACTTTAGACATTATATTATCTCCTAATTGTCTTTAATATTAAAGCCCTGCCAGACGCTTGAAATCAATCAAGTTACTTTCGGCAACTGGATCTTCTTCAACTTTCTTATTGGCAGTTTCTTTATCACCAGTTACTTCTTTAATAACGCTTTCAGTTAAAGTAGTTTTAGCGACTACCTTTTCACTGCCAGTGTTAAGAACTGATGGTAAATATTTGTCGAATGCGCCCTTCAATTTTGGTGTCTGGACGCCTTCAAGTAAAGTTTTCATTATCTGAGCCTTCTCATCGTTTAGTGGTGATAGCAATTCAGCCATTACCTTTTCACGTTGAGTTGATTCTTTAATAATGCGAACTTCACGATCCTTTGATTCTACTAGCTTACGGGCTTCATCTGCCTTTGCTGTAGCTTCTGCTAGTGCTTTTTCTTTAGCAGCAAGTTCTGCCTTAATCTTGCGAGTTTCTGCCTTATCGTTTAGATAAGTTACAGAGTATTCGCTAGCATAGGCTTCGAACAACTTGCGACCAAAGTTATTTTCTCTAGCAACCTTGATATCTTCCTTAAGCTGTGATAGCTCATTCTTAAGATGTTTAGCAACTGCTGTACCAACCTTTGAAGAATTTTCAGCAATGAATTTTGCTTTAAGTGCTTCAAGTTCTTTACGGCCTTCTGCTACTAACTTAACACGGGCTTCAACAACTGCTTGCTTATCTGTAGCAAATTCCTTAATTTCACGCGCTAGAGCGTGAACAATGAACTTCTCAAGCTTTTGTTGATTTTCCGTTTGAACTTTACGATCATTACGTAGTTCACGGATTTCTTCAGCAAGTTTAGTGACCATAAAGTCATTGAACTTTGCTGCGTGTTCTTGCATCTTTAGTTGACCCTTAACACGATCTTCACTCATTGCCTTCTTTTCTTCGTGGAAATCACGAATTTCTTCAGATAGGCTTTCAGTGACCATCTTATCTAGGGCTTCAACCATCACGCTTCTGTCATGCTCATACTTTTGTGCATACTCCTCACGAAGCTCTGCACGTACTTGTTCTTTGGCTTCATTCAACTTTGCTTCCCAAGCCTCGTTTAGAGTCTTGGAAACGTCTTCGTTGATTAGACCACTGTCAAGTAATGGTTTGATAGCATCTAACATGCTGCGTTCCCCTATTATTTAATTTTCAACTCTTTGATGAGGCGTTTTACTTCCTCAGCCAAATAGTTTTGTACCTTCTTGTCGCCCCTTGCATCCCTAGCGATTTCTAAAACTTTATGACCATACTTCATGTTCTGAAGGCTTTCATAAATTGCTTTAGGATATGCGTTAGGTGCGCTTGGTTGTGCGACGATATCAACTGTGATTATTTCAAAATCACTTACCTTGCCATCAAGATCGCTCACGTTACCGCTACCACGACTTGATACGCCTAGTTTCACACCACTCTCCAACATTGTTCTAACAAGTTGACCCATTGGAGTTGGTAAAATCTTTAGTTTGCCAAAGCCGTTTGCACCATCCATCCACATGCTTGTAATCATGTGACTTACACGATCTCAATTAATTTTTAAATCATCTGGGTGATCGACTTCGCCTAGTACTGAGTAAACTTCAGTAATTTGCTTGTTTAACGTTTCTACGGCATTCTCCATTTCAG